GTGGAGCGATTTGACGAACTCGTCGGCGGGTATGTCAAGTTTGGCGAACATGACATCCTTGACTCCGTCGCTGGTCTCCGACCATGCCGCGCCCGTAGCGTCCTCGCCTCGCGCTTGGATGGAGAGTAACAGTTCGCGTGCCAACTGTCGGCAGTTGACACGGCGATGGTCACCCTTGCCGATGCTGAACCCTGCGATACCACACATTAGAACTCGCTCCTTTCGTCGTCGCTGATGTTTGCGAGCCGTGCGACTGGGATGACCCCGCCGCTGGTGATGATTTCGTTCGTCAGGTTCGCCACGCTCGGGGTGAACTGGCGTTGGCGCTTGAGGTAGAACTTGGAAAGTTTGTTGGTCGCATCGGTCTTGCTGATGAGCAAGTCAAGCAACGAAACGGTGTTGATTGCGGTTCGCTGAGCCGTCGCGACTCCACGGTCGCCGTTGGGAACAATCTCGTCGGTGGCGGACGCTTGAACGAACGCCAACAGGAGCGTCACCCAGTTGCGAACCTTGTTGAAGTTGAGTGTGCCTTGGTGGAGTCGGAACTCAAAGGTACCAATCTTCGGGAACGGCAACACATTGAGCGAACGATACTTCTCAGTCACACGCTCAAAGGCGTAACGGTCACGGGTGCCGTTTCGGAGCAGGTTCACGACCCGCGACAGTTCCATCGGCGACATCGTTTTGCTGTAGGTGCCACCGACGCGGTTTTGAGCAACGAATGTGTGAACAACATCGGCGAACCCGTACCACTGATTCACAACACTGGCGCGTTGGTAGGGAGTCAAGTCGTTGACTCCGACATGGATGTGGAGACCACACGAGGTAGTCACGATGCCCTTGCCGTTCGCGGGATTGTTGGATTCGGCGCGGAGAGCCTTGAGCACCAAGTCCAGTTGGTTGAAGTCGGCGGTGGTCAGAATCGGCGAGACGACCTCGCCACCGAACTCGCCGTGGCGGTGATACTGGGTGACCGAACCGTCGCGCTCAACGCGCCAGTGTCGGTACTTGTCGGTCACGGTCACGCCACACACTTCGCATGTGTCGCCGTGGTAAGGCATTGAGTGGATGTGCGGGGCGCCCGCGTATTCGGGCACCGTGATGCCGTTGGCGTGGAGCACCTCGGCGATGTCTCGTGCCGCTTGGTGCTTGTACTTGCCAGTGAACTCAATCTCCGCGCCGAAGGTGCGTTGACCAATCGGGAGGACGATGTTTTGGACGAGGTTGGCGCGACCCTCGGGCGCGATTGGTGTGGTCGCCCGACCGTGTCGGCGTTGGGCGGCGAGTCGCCCCGCGGCGGAGCGGCGCGTGTTGATTTCTGCGACGATACCGAGGCGTTCGCGGTGACGATTCGCGGCGGAGCGGGCGACCGATTCACCGCTGAGGTTGAGTTGCTGGGCGATGTGCGCCCACGACTGGTTCAACTGTCGCATCTCGTATGCTTGGCGGTCAACCCATTCGGTGTGAAGTGTTCGGCGTGGCATCTAGTTGGTGCTCCCTTCCACGACTACATCGTACCCCATTAGTGCCCCGTTCGTCAACCGTTCGGCTTTACTTTTTGTCAAGCGGTCAACCAATCTGTTCACCGTGCCCCGTTCGCACCAGCGGCATCGCATCCCCCATGTAGAGCACCCTGCCCTCACTGACGAGCCTGCGGAGCGTCCTCGGGGCGACCCGATAGTAGAGGCTCAGCGACCATGCCCGAGCATCGTCCTCTTTGTCCGCGACCATCCTGCTCGGGTGACTGTGTTGGTAGGCGTGACGGAACTCGTGGAGCAAGGTCACGATTGACGGGTACGGCATGTGGATGCTGTTGGTGGCGTGACGGTAGTAGCCCGCGCCCGCCCCCCGAGGCTGATGGTGCAGTGTCGGCGTTGACACACCGTAGACGGCGGACACCTCAGCCAACCAAAGACGCGACTTCTCCCACTGTGATTCAGGCGGTACTGCTGTCCACCCCTTGATGAGTCGGCGTGTCGCGTCAAGCGTTTTGCGGTGCTGGTTGCGGAATCGGCGATGGTACCTCATGTCAATCCATCCTTGAGTAGGCGCCCGCGTTGATTCCGTGCCTCTTGAGCACTTGGACGAACCCCGCGGCGTAAGCGTGTTTGCGTTCCATGCTCTGCCCGTAGTCGCCAACCCAAATCGTCCAGCCGCCTTGGTACGAATCCAAGCGACCGATGCCTTGAGCCTTGAGGTACTTGACGAATCCGCCCCGCGCAGGTTTGATGTTGACCCACGCGAACCCGCAGACGCCCCCCTCCACGACCCATTGCTTACCGCCTTTGAGCGGCGTGTCGGTCAGCCCGACGCTTTCGTAGACGAGCATCGGTGTCGGTGTCGTCGCCGTTGCGGCGGCTACGCCGTGTCGGTGAGCCTCCTCATAAATGAGGCGGAAATCTTGCTTGGTTTTGGTGGTGCTAATGGTGGTCTCCTTTCCCACACTTGAATCATACCCCATCGGTGCCCCAAGGTCAAGTGTTTCGGTTGATTTTTTGTAAAGATTTTGGGTCGCACGAGGCTTGACAATGGGGCAGGTGTGGGGTAGTATTGAATCGTGATGAGGAACCGCTACAAGGGCGTCTGCAAAAACTGCGGCAAAACCGTTCCCGCCGAGGAGGGCTTCTACGAGGGCGGTTGGGTGACCTGCTCGGAAATCGTGTGGCGAAATCACGCGCCAGAATCGTTGCATCAGCACATCACGAATCCTCTCAACTTCTCTTGCTTGGATGATTTCAACGCCAAGGCTGGCACCACCTTTGAGGACGCTCAGGCGGTGTGGCGTGTGATGGAAGCGGAGCGTATTGCAAGTTTGCCTACCGCGGAGGAGATTGCGGCGAACAAGGCGAAGAGTGACGCCCTGAACAAAGAGTTCCGCAAACAGCGTCGTGAGGAACTCAAGCGGTTGAAAGAAGAGAACATTTGCCCGCGATGCGACGGCAAGGGTGGAGGCGCTCAATGGTTCGCGACTGGTTGGACTTGCCACCGATGCTTCGGTTCTGGCAAGTACTTCAACTAATCGTTCGTCTGATACCTGACATTGGCGTTCAGCGACCGTAGGGCGTCAATGGATGTGCGGAGGAACAGCAACGATTCCCTGCACGATTTGACGAGCGCTTCGGCGACCTTGTGGTCGGCGAACAAGTGTTTGCAAGCGTTGTCCGCTTGAGCCTCCCTGTCCCTGATTGTTCCAGCCGTGGTCAGATACATTTTCGCCCACTCGGCTTTCAACGCCGATTCTTTTTGCGCTGAGTCAACCGCCAGTTTCTCAAACTCCTCGGTCTTGGATTCCAACTCCCAAACGAGTCGCATCATCTCTTTCTCAACATCTACCTGCGCGATTGGTTGGGTTCTCACGCCTCTTCCTCGGGGTGCTTGCGGAGGTCGGCGAACAGGGCTTGGTCGGTTACGCCGCACCATTCAGCAATCTGACGGTAGGGGATGCGCCTCTCTCGTAACCGCCTGACGATGCTTCTGCGTTGCTGTCCGAGACGAATCACCGAGTTTTGGTGCTCTCGCATCATCTGGGTCAGCAACTTCACTTTCTTGAGGTCGTCGTCTACCCCCACGGTGTCCAGATTCTCAATGAGTACTTCACCCATGTCTTGCACGGTCGCCTCCTAAGTGTGGTCAATCTACCATTCGTCTATTGGGTCGTTGACTGGATACCCGACGACGAGAATGGTGATGAAATCAAACTTCGCCCGTTGCGGTGCGTGGAACTCAATCGCCTCCAAGTGTTCACCAGTGTCATCTTGAAAAAGTCCGCCGTCCACCATGCCGTCAATCGCCGCTTTCACGGCGGGCATACAGGCGCCAGTGTCTTGCAACCTGCCTTTCATCTCCAGAAACACCGAGACCCGTGCCTGCGTCAACTCAACACAGCCGTATTCTTTGGTCGCATCAGCGAAGATGGTGCGCCACTCTTTCGTGTTCTTTGCCCTCGTCCAACGGTTCCCCGCACGCTCAGAGTTCACCGTCCACGGTCTCGCCCGATAATGAAACGAGTACATCAACTCGCCCTCATCGTTGATGTCGGTGACGATGTTGATGAGCGGGGCAGGCATTGCCATCCCGCGACTTTACTCGGTCTTACGAAGGCGTAGAAGCCCTCTACGAGCCGCTTCCTTGGGGTTGGCGTGAATCCACTCGTGGCACCAGAAACACACGCCTAGGAGGTTCTCAGGCTGGTTTCCGCCCCCTTGCGACCTGCGGAGGACATGATGCACATGGTCAACCTGACCCGAGCATCCCCTCACTCGGGCTTCGCATCGCGACCCACAGCGTTTGATGACCACACCGCGAGCCTTACGCCACTCAGCGGTCGGTCGCGACTTCCTCTTGAACGCCGTCCGTCTCAAAGGTTTGCCCCGAGCCAACGGCTTTCGGCGTCGCATGGCTCAACTCCCCGACTGCCGATAACAGTGCCGACCTGTCATGCTCTTCAGCCAGTTTGTCATACAACTTGAAGAAGTGCGCCCTCAACACCCCTTGGTTCTCGCTGTCACAGATTTCCCGCCAACCGATTGCGTCAACCGTTTTCTGGACTGCTGGGTCGGCGAACTGCGGGCGACCGTAACGCCCTACATCCCTCAGCAACACCATCACCTGCGACCATCCCTCAGCGGCGGACGGCGACATCAGCCCCGCCTGCCTCAATACCTCTTTGCGGATGGTAGCCGCACTCGGGAACATCTCGGAGGTGCGGATGATTGCACCAACCGACCGTTCACAGTCGCCATACCGCAAATCCCGCAAGACCTCGTGATACATCGCCGCGGTTTCCTTGGAAACTTTCGCATAGGGGTAGGCGCTCGCCAAGATGGCGAGTATCGCCGCGGTCTCCCTTTTCTCCATCAGCCGTCCCACTCCTTTTCGTACAGCACTCGCATCACATCGTCTGGTTGCAACAAGAATCCTATGGCGGGATTGTCTGAGTGCTCCGCCAACATCTTGCCTTCCAATCGTTCGGTGTGAGCGAGAATGAAACGGCGCAACCTCGGGACGGACATGACGACGAAACTTTCGTTCAATCCGTACACATACACCCACCAATCGGCTTCGGTCACATTTATTCCGCTCGGTTTCCAAATCGGTTCACCGTTCTCGTCGGTTTTGCGTTGCGCCCACTGGTGCGTTTCCACCACCATCCGCCCGTTACGGTACCTGTCAGCCTTCACTTCCCAACGGCTCTCAAATACCATGAGCACGAAGCCTTCGGCTCGTAACCCGAACTCCAAATCGTCGGCGAAGTTGAAACGCTCGTAGCGTCGCCCGTCCTTGTCAAACCTCGGTTCGTAACCCGCCATCAGTCATCCCTCTCCGAGTCCAAGAAATCCATGATGCCACTGACCCTCCTACGGGTTCGCATCGCCTCACCGCGCAGACGGTCAAAATGGTGGCGCAACTTCTCCGTGGAACGAATGTTCATTGACCAAAACTCCGACTGTGCCGCCCAGCGGATTGCGCCCTCCAAATCCTCCGCGCTCCGACCGTCAATCCGCAACGCCCGCTCCATGCACGCGATTGCCTTGTCGTTGGTTGCAGGTCGGTCATAACCGTTTGCCTCCACGAGGTCTGCCAACAGGTTCGTCAAAGCGACGGCGTCGGACATAAAAATGGACGGTTCTCTTGTACGGTTCTTGTACGGTTCGGGGGCATCTGGTGCCCCCCGCTCGGTCGTCAGATGCCCCCCGTGAGTGTCGTCAGATGCCCCCCGCTCACCAACGAGGGGCATCTCGTGCCCCCCGCCCATCATCAGGTTGTAACCCAACGGACGCTTATCGGCGCGAGTGATGTACGCCGCGACGATACGGTCGTCGCATCGCCGAATCAGCCCACGGCGTTCCAACTCGCGCAGATTGACGCGAATGGCACGCTCGGACAACATCGTGTACCTGCCGATGGTCGCCACCGCGGGGAACGCCGATGTGCCGTCAGGACGCGCATGGTTCGCCAATGCAATCATCACCAGTTTCTCGGTCGGTGATTCGCATGGAGCCTCATTCAACACCCACACGATTGCCTCTATTGACATGCAACCATCCCTCAAAACCTGAACCGTACTGCCATCAGCACGGCGTTGTCACCACATTACCTTATGACACGGTGATGCGGGGCAAGCACGGCGCCCCGCGTCACCACCAAATCAGAACGGCTCTTCGTCCGATGGGCTGAGCAACGAAACTTTCGGTTTCGCTTTCGGTGCTGGTCCGTCCGCTGGGTTGAGGATGGCGTCAATGACCGACGACGCTTCCTTGGCGGTCATCGCCCCCAATGAGTCAACCTGCTTGCCCAAGGTCTCGGTCGCCAACATGGTCGCATCGGCGTTGCGTTCGTCTGCGAGACGCTCAAGGAACTTGATTTGCTTGGGGGTCGCCAAAGAAGCGCCGCCCCCAGTGGAGGGAGGGCGAACCGAGGACGGCGCCACCTTTGACTTGGGGAAAAGCGTAGACACTTTTTCTGCGGTCATAACTCCACCTCGGTTGGTCACCTCCTCTGCTGACGCGATGTTGCGCTTGGTGTCCGCCGCGAGCGCGGCGACGATTGCGCGTCCCCACGCCGATGATTCACACACCATCAACTCCGAACCCCGCAACTGTTGCGAGACGGCAGGGAACGGCTCCCACGCCATCCCCACGCCTGCGGCTTGGTCATCGGGAGTCCTGTATGCCGCCGCAACCACCACGACGAATACCTTGTCACCGATTTCCACGATGTCGTAAGGCTTGTTCGGGTTGAGCGGACGAAGGGAACCCTGCGGATACTTGTCCCTGAAGATGGCGATTCGTTCCGCCACCGTCACATAGTCGTCTGAAATGGGCATGGTTATTTGCCTTTCTTGTTGATAATCCGCATCGTCCGATACGAGGCGGTGATTTTGGTGAACTCTTTGGCGAGGTCGGGGTGCGCTTTCTCAAACGCCTTGGCGTCAAATGCTTCCCTCCCAGCGGTTTCTTTCCACGAGACGACAGGCTCACCGTGGAACAGCCCAACGGTCGCATCCAGCATCGTCTGGGCGAGCGCGTCCTTTGCCAGTTTCTCCGCTTTCTCCGCATCGGTCTTGGTGCGACGAGCGTTCTCCAGTTCAATCACCCAGCGCATCATGTCGTCATCCAACGCGACTTCCTTGTCGGTCGCCTTGAAGTAGGTGGCAATCTGCTCGGCGTCCAGTTCGGCGATGAACTCGTCCTGTTTCTCGCCACTGTCCACCAGTTGACCGAACCGTTCGGTCTCCTCAACGATGAACTGTCTCGCATCGGGGTTGTCCTTCAACTCCACGACGACAATGTTCTGGCGTTTGTCCAACACCGCGAAGATGACGGGCACTCCGCCGAGCACCTCGGACTGTGCCCAACCCTGCACACACCAGTCTTGGGGCAAATCGTCCGAGTCCTCAATCGTGTGCGCGGTCGTGGTCTTGACCTCCACAATCATGCTCGGGTTCTCCTGCTCGTCGGCAGGCAAACCGTCCAACGAAACCATCAGGCGACCCTTGAGGTACTGCCATGCAGGCGTCACCAACTCCCTCCCGAGCACCCGACCAGCCTCACCAAGAATCGGTGCCTCAAAGATGTTTCCTCGTCGCATCGCGGGCGTCTCTTCCTTGAGGACTGGTGGCGTCAACTTGTCAAAAAACAACTCGCCCCTTGTCCGCCACGGCGACACACCCAACAATGCTGGGACATCGGAGGCGCCGAACACACAACGCCCCTCCCATTTCCACCTGTTGTTGAGCCACGGAATCGTGCCGTGAATCGGTTTCGGAATCATCCTGTAGGTCATGCTGGTGCTCCTTCGTTGTCGTGCTCCACATTGCCGAAGGGGTGTAACACGGTTTGGTACTCGTCTTTTTTTAGGAAACGGCGGGGCGTAAAAAAGTCAATCTTTTCACGGATTTTGTACGGTTTGCGAAGCGGATAGAAAGTCACGCGAACGCTCGTCGGTACGCATTGCTCCATCCAATCCATCGCTTCCTTGCCGCCGTTGAACGGTCCGAACAGCACCAAATCTTGGTCGGGTTGCGACACATAGGCGACCATCACCGTGTTGTCGTACTCGCGAACGAACTGCTCGCGCTTGTCCAAATAATCTGACCACTCCATAAACCCTCCTCTAGTCGTTGCCTTACATCATAGGACAGTTATGGCAACAATGCAACTCCTCGGAATCACTTGCACTTGACTCATTTGGTTGTGCTCAAAGTCAATCGTCCCAGCCATCACGACAGCCTTATCGTTCGCATGAACCAAGTACCCCATCGTGTTCATCGCTATCGGCATGGTGTCATCGTCCTCACCGAACGGGAACTCAATCCACACCTGTTGATGCTCCCAAGTGTCGTACCAAACGATGATGCACGCCCTCGCCACCTTCTTGATGTCGTCGCCGACCAACGAATCAAATAGCGCTGAATACTCGTCCACGATAAACCGCCTCTCCGTTGATTATGGGAATAATCTCGTAAGTCCACCGACCGCTCGGTAACTCGGTCACGACAGCCAAACCTTGTTGCCACGACTCAAACCGTTGAATCGGCATACCGACATCATCCACGCCAGACTTCGTGGACGGCACCGCCCCATCCACCCGACACAAACAACCTGGGGAGAAAGCCACCACCTGTTCCATCGCATCAGCGACCTCGTAGGTTTCCGAGTGCACCGAAATCCTGTGGATGTGACCCTGAACGAACGACTGGCGTTCGTGCTTGGCGACCTTCGCGACATCCAACCGCTCACCGTGGATGGCGTACAAGGGCGTCTGACCACCCCCGCCCGCGGCAATCCTGTATCTGGACGCTGGATAAGCACCGAGATAAGACACCTTCA